CTACGGATTGAACAAATGTGGGATGCAGGAATATTTAAATTTAGTTTACACCCTAATAGTTGGGTTGTACATGATGAAACATTAATACCCTTTAACTGGTTTTTTTGTTTTGACAAGAACGAATCTATAATAATTAAAGATTTTTTAATACAAATAAGTTCCGAACGTCAAGAAAAAATGGAAGAATTTTTAAAGCATTTAAAGCTAGATTTACATACACCTTATAATTCTGTAGAACTGCAAAAACTAGCCTTCCTAAGTTTTAAGTCTAATTATCCAAATGAACTAATAGCAGACATAGTTAAAAAACATGAAATTCTACGACAAAATAACTAACCTTGACATTGAAAATAGCAGTATTTGTAATGCTAATTGCCCCCAATGCACACGTGAATTATATGGAAACGATCATAGTTGGTTTTTGGAAACTTATTTAAATACTGATTTTTTTGACAGAATACCTGATGACGTTTATAATGGATTACATAAAATATTATTCAGTGGGTCTATGGGCGACCCATGTGCAGCTCCTAATTTTATTGATGTGATTAAAAAAATTAGATCCAAAACAAATGCTTTAATAAAAATTAGCACAAACGGTGGAATGAAAAGCACAGTATTTTGGAATCAATTGGCAGATGCATTAGGAGATAAAAGTGAGGTAATATTCGCAATTGATGGTCTAGAGGATACTAATCATATCTATCGTGTTAATGTAAATTTTAACAAAGTAATTGAAAATGCGTGTGCCTTTATAAATTCAGGTGGCAACGCTACGTGGAAATTCATTGCATTTAAACATAATCAACATCAAATAGACTTGGCTAGAAAAAAATCAGTTGAATTCGGATTTAAAAAGTTTGAAACTATACGTAGTCATAGATTTGCTACTGATGCTATCTTAGGCAGACAGTTTTTTGGTTCTGATGGAACTTTAATAGAACCTCCTTCCGATGAAACTTTTAAGCATGAAGTTGTGTTTCAACCACTAATACGTGTTGATGAGTGGTTGAAAAAAAGTGAGGATACGCAGATTGATTGTTTTGCAAAATTTAATAAGTCTCTTTATATTGATAGTTCAGGAAACTTGGTTCCTTGTTGTTTTTTAGGATCCTACTCTTATGCAAAAAAACCGTTAAACATTCAGGATGGTTGGGACAAACTATGGGAAGAATATAAACATTTTTTAAACTTATATAATAATAACTGGTATGATATTCTAGATAATGAATTTTTTTCTAAAGTAGAACAGAGTTGGGACGGAAGAAAATATAGTGAGGGTAGAATTGCAACTTGCGCTGCTAACTGTGGTAACTTTGATAATAGACTTAATAATCCAAAATTAAGCGTTTAGGATACTTTACCTATTATCATATATCTTTCGTATAAAGGCAAGTCAAGTTTTACAGCTTTAAACACTTTTAACTTACTTTGTTCTACAAATTCTTCAATGCTATCTGCAGTTCGTATGTGTTCGTAAATATTATAGTTATTACTTTGTAATACTAACAAACTATTGTGTGGTAAACATGTTAACCATTGTTCGTACTGATCTTGGCTTATATGTTCACAACTTGTATTAATAGCAACATCAGCATCACTTCTTAAGTTACACATATCTGCAGTGACAGCTTTAAAACGACCTTGCATCTGTTCAAGCTTATTCATAGTATTAGCTATTTCTTCACACTTAGGATCAATATCAATACTACGAATGTATTTTACTGGATAGGGTGCGTGAAACAACATGCTAGCAAGAACACCGTTCCAGCCCCCGAATATGTCGATACTGACAGGTTTACCTATAAAAACTCCTAGTTCTTTGATTAACCATTCTTTGCTGCGAATCTGACCCTTCCAAAAACTTTCTAATGTGCGTTTTGGGTCCTCACTATTTCTTATAGCGTCCATCCAAAACATAATGTGTTCTAGGTCAATTTGCATTTTGGTATCTTACTGTCTGCACTACTTACACACCTGTTTGTAATACAGGTTACAGGATTGCCAAACAATCCAAATCCTTTATCTAGTGTGCCTAATCTAAAGTCACTGCAACTATAGCCACGCTTAACTTCATTGCCACGTATTATAACACTTTGATATCCGCTATTACAATGCCAATTGGTGAATTGGTTAAAGCCGAAAGCATTAAATCTTTCGGCCTGATCAAACTTGTATTCATTGTTATCACCGTCGTACAATCGTATCTGATAAAGATTTTCTTCATTTACTTGTTGTGGAAATCCTTTTTGCATTATCTCTATCATCTCAGACGTATAACCATCTACAATTGCATTTGCACTTTCATTACTTTGTGGCTTCAGTGTTACATTTATTCCTTTATCGTAAAAACGTTTGCATCGTTCGTATAAGTCATAGAATTGACTAGGCACCATCACTTGATTGATAGTCACATATACATTCTCGCCCATTAAGTATAAACATTTTTCTGCAAATTCATTTTCATTTGCAAACTCACTATGGTAGCTAGCAGTAATTGATTTACGTTGAAGAAGGTCAGTACTATTACACCATCTGCTCCACCATTTCTTACTAGGACTTAAATTAGTAGTCATATGAATACTTTGATAAGGAGTTATACCATCCTCTAAATGTTTAATTAAATCATGTAAATGTTTATAAGCAGTAGGTTCACCACCACTGAACGACCAATGAAAATCAGTAAATTTATTCTGCCTTGCTTGTAACTTGATTTGATCTATTGCGTGTTTGTAAACTTCTAGTGATTGATAATCAGGGGTATCGCTGTTTGCATACGGCCAACAATAACTACATTTGTAATTGCAGAATCTTCCTAGTATCCAACTTACAGAAAAAAGAGGATGTTCTAGCATTGTGTGTTGCCCAAACCTCACTATTTTATCAAATGGTATTTGCATCAATTTCCTTATTTCTATTGCGGGAACGCTAAAAATTCTTCATCACTTCGTTTTGGTGCAATATAATTTCTTTTCATTTCTGCACTTTTGTCACTACTTAAAACGTCATGCACATATTTGCTATTAAATGTTTTTCCTAATATATCACATTCGTGTTTTAAATTATTTGATGCTATTCTGCTATAGATTTCAAATATTTCGTCCAACTGACTAAAATCATTTAACACTCTTATGTCATAGCCTCTAAGCAATAAGAATGCCCCTAATCTAGCACCATATATTGCCCACAAACCGTTCTTAACATCACTTCCTAAGTGCATCCAGTTATACAATCTTTCACGGTTTCGCCAATCCATCTTTTCAAAATCTTTCTCTCCAATATCTAATAATTTCATGCCATCTCTAAATCCTGCACGAAAGGCTTGCTGTGGACTTTGATTGATTATGGTTTCACTGCCGATCCTATTTAATTCTAGATATTTATCAAGCTGAAAATCAACACTATCGCCTGCTTCATGTGTACGCATTTCTTTTAACAAATGCACAGGCCAGCACTTGATACCACCATTACCATAACAATTATTGTTTACGGGATTGAAACTACTCCAACTAAAAACATAGTCAGTCCAATCAAAATGTGGTTTGGTATAAACATTGAAGCGAAAAAAGTTTGCAGAAATTTTGTTATCACCGTCTACGATGATTACCCTATCTGTTTTTGATATATCTGCGACAGCCTTATGAGCCGCATCACTGCCCTTAACTCCGTCAACTCTTTTTGCTTTTGGTTTCAGAGAAAGTAAATGTTTATAGTTTTCTTCGGCATTGGGTTCATCGTAACTTAAAAATACAACATCATATACATTTGGGTTTAGTACAAAGGTATTCATAAAATATATTTAATATAAAACAAATTTACCCAAACAAATTGAAAACGCAATATAGTAGTATATAATAGGAGCACTAGAGCAGTAAATATTACAAAGTGCTTTACAACATGGTCTATAAATGAATTCTTGTTTTACTTGTCTAAACTGTGGTAGAAACAATCCTGTAAAGGGCCACAGTTTTACTAACAAATACTGTAATAACAAATGCCAAGCAGAATATCGTAGTCGCCTTTTAATTAAAGAATGGAAGGAACACGAAACAACTACTGCATGGCGTCAAGTTCCAGAGTATGTTAAGAAGTACTTAATAGAAAAACGTGGTAAACATTGTGAGATATGTTATAATGATTTACATGCAGGCAAAGATATTCCACTTGTCGTAGATCATAAAGATAATAATACTCACAATAACGAAGAGGATAACTTAATTGTTATATGCCCTAATTGTAGGGCGCAAAGATAATTTTTTAAAAGGAGACACACATGAAAACTATCGGAGATAAAGTAGAAGCATTTGCAGTAACAGGTGTAAAGCCAGGTGCATTGACTGTTGATGGTGCATTTGAAACAATCACAGAAAAAAGTTTTGAAGGCAAGTGGAAAGTAATCGTTTACTATCCAAAAGATTTCACATTCGTATGCCCAACTGAAATCGTAGCATACGACAAATTAAATAATGACTTCGCAGACCGTGATGCAGTCTTGTTAATCGGTAGCACAGACAATGAGTTTTGCAAATTAGCATGGCGTAATGCACATGAAGATTTGAAGAAAACTAATAGCTGGAGTTTTGCTGATGTAGCACGTGGAGAACTATCATTAGCAGATCAACTTGGTATTTTCTATGAGCCTGCAGGTGCAGCACTACGTGCAACATTTATCGTTGACCCAGATAACGTTATTCAACATGTTACAGTAAACAACCTAGATGTTGGTCGCAACCCAGATGAAACATTACGTGTATTAGACGCATTGCAAACTGGCGAACTTTGCCCATGCAGTCGTCCAATTGGTGGCGAAACACTATAAAGGAAAATTATGTTAGAGTGCCTTATCCTAGGAGATAGCATAGCAAAAGGTGTCAGTCAAATTCGCACTGAGTGTGTTGCTTATGCTCAAAGTGGTATAAACAGTAAAGACTGGAATGATGCATATGTTAAAAAAATCAGACCCGCCAAAACTACAATCATTAGTTTAGGTAGTAATGATTTTAAAAATCTTAACACCGAAATTGAATTAGTTGCTTTAAGAAGTTTTGTAAATTCGGATCAAGTGTTTTGGATAGTTCCTGCAATCAAACCTGAAAAGCAAGAAATTGTAAAGAAAATTGCTAGACATTATGGTGATACTTTCATTATAATACCAGAACTTTCTGCGGATAAGGTACACCCTACATATAAAGGATATAGACAATTGGGAGCATTAACAAAATGAAATATAGCATTTTGTTGATGTTTTTTAGTATTTCTGCTTGGGCAAACGAAGGAGAAGCACTAGCCAAACAGAGAGCCTGTTTGGGATGTCATAGTGTGCAGCACATTGGTATCAGCTATCCGCCTGCATTTGTACGAGTAGCAGAAAAAAATCGCAATGATTCTGAACACATTAAAAATGTGATTAGAAACGGTAAAGGTAAAATGCCTGCTCATCCTACATTGACTGATGCAGAAATATTAATTTTAACAAATTGGATTTTAAGTTTAGGGGAAACAAAATGACAGTATGGGTAGACGCATTAAAAGAACAAAGTATTCCTGAATATGCTAAGGATAC